GATAAACACTCGTCCGAATCAGAATCTAATTCTGCTAACGCTTCTTCTTTACAATCTTGACCGCAAAACAAATCTAATTCGTCTTTGGGTGCAAATTCATTTTTACATTGCTTACATTGTTTCATTATTTTTTCTCCTCTATATTATAAAACATTTTATCAGAATCTTCTGTTACCCAATCTCCACCCTCACAGTCCCATACAGTATTTTGTACACTGTAATCAGGCCAATCATTGTCGGTAGTATAACTGTTCACATGCCAAATGATTCTATTGTTTGGCTGCGCTGCATAATTACCATTATCTAATGCAATTATGTGTGCACACTTGTGCTCTTGCGGAATTTCTGAATGTTCCGTGTTTAGTATATTAGTCTCTGGATGAGCCCAGTCAACTGTAAATAAATATTGACCTTTGTAAAATTTTTTATCTTTACCTAGATATTTACCATCTATTCCTGCTAGCCAATCAAAACAATGAACACTAGGATAATAACTAAAACAATTCCACAGTTGTAATTCGTTGACTTGCATATCAGGCACTTTGGTTCGGTCATACGATTTTTGGAAAAACGCTGAGATAGGCAAACGCCAAAAGCACGCACCATTGGGTAGCATGATATTAAATAAGAGCGCACGTCCTGAAATAGAGACGAGACCAAAGATAACACAGTCAATACTTTCTCCTTGATGTTTTTTAAGATCATAAAGATACTCCTTCCTTATTTTGCAATAGATTGGAGGTATGTTTGCATTTAAATAAGCCATAGTTTTTCATTATTTTATTTCACCCCAGTTAGGACCGGATTCATAATCAACTTTATTAGGAACTTCTAAATCTACTGCCTGTTCCATTATTTGTTTTATTTTATCAGCTTGTGATTCTGATTCAATAGAAAAATCTAGTTCATCATGTATTTGTATATGACCTATTAAACCTTCTTTATATAGATCAACCATTGCTTTTTTAGTCATATCTGCAGCACTACCTTGAATTAATTTGTTTAATGCTTTGTAAGTAAAGGCTCTTCTTGTTGGATTCCCATGCCAATAATTTTTTTTAGGTTTACCCTCTTCGTCTTTAATGATATTACCTTCAAAATCTTTTAACACTGGTCCCATTTCTTTTAACTCCAACATTCTTTCATGATCTTCAGCCGGTACAAATGTTCCCCAATCTGCTCCTCTTAATACAGGTTCATATTTTGGAAAACGACATTTTCTATTTAAAAGAGTTCTAATTTGTGCTCTCTCTTGTGCTGCTGACATTACTTTGTTCATAAGTTGTTTAACAAAAGGTGCTTTACCATGGTATTGTGTAAATAGTTCTTCTGATTTTTCTTTACTAACACCTAACTGTTCCATCAATTTAGTTTTACCCATACCATAAAACAAACCTAGGTTAATTGTTTTAGCTTGACTTCTTGGAATAGATGCCATCTCTGCAACAATTTTGTGAAAGTCTGTTGAGGGATCATTCTCATATGAATCTGCAATTGAATTTACTGAAGGCAAAGAAAATTTTAATGCATAATGTGCAACCAATCTTGGTTCCTGTTGCGAGTAGTCAAATGTTCCCCATTTACAACCTTCTTCAGGTATAAATAAAGATCTTATTAAAGGCCCTGTTTCCGGATCTCTGGCGGGTATCTGCTGTAAGTTAGGATTAGAATAACTAAATCTTCCTGTAACTGTTCCTCCATCATCAGATCGTATTTGATTTATATCTGCATGAATTCTACCTTTATGTTCATGTTTAATGATTGAATCAATAAATGTAGTTCTAATCTTGTTTATTTTTCTAGCTTCTGCTATCATGTTGACTACAGGATTTTTATGTTCATTCAAGAAACCTTTAGTAAAAGATGGTTCACCCGTAGGTGTTTTAGAATATGTTAAATTTAATTTATCAAAAAGTGGAGCAATACTTCTTGCTGCCATTAATTGAATGTCTACTCCTGTTTCTATTTTTATTTGTTGCAATAAGTTTTCTTCTTTTATTGCCAGTGCTGTTTTCAATTGATTGGCTTTCTCGACATCTACCCGAACCCCTAGGAAGCGCATATCAACCAAACAAGGAAAGAGATCAGTCTCAAGATTAAATATATCCTGAAGATCATCTTCAATAATTACTTTTTTTAATTTCTGCCAAAGTTTAAAAGTTAGTTCAGCATCTTTTTCACCATATGCTCCGACTTCCATTGCAGGCATTCTCCACATTTCAGCTTTAGGATCTAATCCTCTTTCTTTAGCAGCTTCATTTAATTTTGTTTCATTCTTACCTTCACTTAAATGATGCCAAGATAAAGTATTAAGTGTAAATGAAAATCTGTTCTCATCAATTAAGGATGCTGCAATCATGGTATCTACAATTAAACCATTGATTTTTATACCTAAATTTCTAATCCAAGATACATCATACATTGCATTATGAAATATTTTTGTAGCAGGTGATTCACAAATATCTTTAAACCATTCTAAGGTTTTCTTACGATCTAAGTTTGGACCAATCTCATGTGCTATTGGAAAGTATCCTTTGTAGCCATCTACAGCCACAGCAATACCTACAACTTCACCATTACCTATAATGGCCCCTGAACCCTTACTCTTTAAATCTGGATCTCTTGTCTCTAAGTCAATCGCAATCTCATCTGCTCCTCGAAGATCAGGATACTCATTAGGCATTACCCATTCTGTTTGGACTGTAATCATTTTTTCTTTAAGTCTTTCATTGTTTTAATTTGTAATTCACAGTAATGAATTATTTTCTCAAGATCTTGTATTCCCGCTTTATCTTTATAGCGACACACATACTTTATAACATTCCCTTGAAAGAAAGAAAGGTCGTTTTTAGAAATAAATTCATAAGGTTGAATATGAAATTTCTTATAATGGGATCCTCCAATTTGTTTATCTTGTGGAAAAGAATCATTAAATATATCTTTGTGTGTCATTTTAATACCTCCATTATGTTAATTACGAAAAATGTTAATGTTACTGTTATTAATATGTCGGATGTTATTATCCTCATAATTGATACCCCTTTCTTTGTTTGTCTAGTTTTAGTTTATATAAATTGTTACGTGCTCTTGTAGTTCCCACATACCAAACTCTATGTTCTTCATCTTTTTTGTTTTGATTTTGATTAATAGATTTAATTATTTTATCTCCCATATCTAAACATAGAATTACATTATCTTGTTCTCCCCCTTTAATAGCATGAACAGTAGATAACCATATTCTTGCAGGCTTTTCTAAATTTTCTTTGTTCTCTAATAAATGTAATAGATATTCTTTGTCATCATCTTCGGCTAATTTAAAAGCTTGAAACCAGTTCTGATCTGGTTTCCATTTATATTCACCTGTAAAATCTTTTATATCTTTTATCTCTTCTTCAGCTAATTCCTTACCTTTACACCATGCGTTGTAGTTATTCATAGCATTGTACATTCTAATTTTTATACTTTTACCTCTATTACTTTCAAAATATAGACCTTTATCAATAAGCATTTTATGTATTTTTAAAAGCTTTGATACTGTTCTAGTTAATATAAACCATTTATTTTTTGTTAAATCTATCTCATCTAGATTATATATGTCTTCACATATACCTTTTTCATCTCTTGGATAATATTTTTTTAGTTTTCTTATACCCACTATATTACTTATAGGTATTGTTGATTGTGCCTGCACTGCTTTAGATATTCTTTTAGATCTATTTAAAACTCTTTCTTTTGCGGGTTCTTGTATAAATCTTTTAACATCTGCTCCTGCCCATTCAAAGATAGCTTGATCATCATCACCAGCTAAATATATGTCTTTAGTTTTAGCTTTTAAAATATCATACAATCTCCATTGTAGTGGAGACAGATCTTGAGCTTCATCAATAAATACCACATCAAAATTTGGAATTTTATCTGACCTATCAACTAACATTTTAATCATATCATTAAAATCAAAAAGGTTTTTCTTATCTTTATATACTAGTAAGTTATCATGTATGTGTTTTAAAGTTTTCCAATTTACATTTTTTGTATCATGTTCTTCTAAATCAAATTGCTCTCTTAAAGTTACACATCTGTTAACTGCTTTATGTATTATCTGAAAATATGGATTGTCAAAACCAAGATAAAAAGATTCATCACTGTTATATCGATCGTAATATTTAACTTGTAGATTTACTTTTTTACCAAAATCTTCGTAATGGTAAGGCTGCATTACATTATCTTGATTTATATTATCTAAACAATCAAAACCTAATGAATGTAATGTTCTAAAGTAACTTAGTCTTCTAGGTGATACTGGTGACATTCTCTCTTTTGCTTCACCTGCAGCTTTTTTAGTAAATGCAAAGTAACCTATTTTATCTAAAGGTGTACCAATTCTAATGTACGCCTTAGCTCTAGATATTAAACGATAGGTCTTACCTGTACCTGGTGGACCATAGTATTTATAAATCATACTATCTGATCTTCCCGTTCTATTTTAATAGTTTCTTTTACTTCTTCTGGTTTATCAAAAATAAACAAAGGTATCTTTGCAACTCTTATAGGTTTAAAATATTTTCCATCATCATCTTGTCCTGGAAATCTTTTCTGTTTACCAAAGAAAGCTTTCTTATCCTCATCTGTTTCTGAAGTGTTATCAAATAGTTCATTAGATATCATATAAGATGTTTTCTGTGCATCATACTTCCACTCTTCATTTTTTAATTTGTCAAAAAATTTATCAAATACAAACCATGCAAAATCTGATTCTACTAATGGTCTACCACTTTCAAAAGACATGTAGCTTGTTGCCTGAGGCCCATATATATGCTTCTCTAAAAGTTTTTTAAGAACTTCTATTGGACTTGTACCTTCCGCAGGTTCTATAATTTCTATCTTATCCTTCGGACTACTTAATGTTTTTAGTATTGTCTTAAACTGCTCTTGTTTAATTGTAGGTGCTACCACTAATGCTTGTTCAAATAACACAGTTACAAATTCATTGATCTGAGTTAATTTATAAGTATTTTTAAAATGAAGTTGAACGTTTTCATCGTCTTCATCTTTTACAGTTAATCTCCACTCTGGATTAGGTTTATAATTTATTTTTTGTAAGTTACTTAATTCAGGAAAATTAGGTTTACCATCTGATAGAACACCGTAAGGTCTTTTTGTACATAAAGCCTTCATACAGTTTGGTGCTAGAAGTGGATCTGTACATGTAAAACCTTTCTTTTGTTTCTCCCAGTTTTTTATTTTTGATTTAATATGATCATCTGTCCAATGTTCATCAAAAGAAAAATACTTTCTACCTGCTTGCAATACCATTTTTTGCCAACTATCAGGATATTTTTTCTTAGCAAACACCATGTAGTTATATAAAAAACGATCTCTACCATCGGTAAAAGTCATAACTTCTTTTGTTAATTTTTGTAGACAAGGTGGACCATCTTTAAATTCTTCTCCTCCACCTTTTAATTCTTTTGAAACTATATTTTCTTTTATGTTTTTAAAGTTTTTAGGATCAACTAAATTTAATTTTACAGTCTGTACAAACTTTTCAAACGACATTGTAGTTCCATCTACATCTAAAGCTTTTCTATCATCTCCGTTGTAAGGTAGATTAATAAAGTTTCCATTTGAAAGAGTTCCGTCACTAGATCTTAATTGTGTTTGCTTTGGAAAAATTTCAGTACCTTGAGGTAATTTAAATGCAAATAATAATTCTTCTAAAAAATCTCTAATGTCTTTTGCTTTTACCAATCGAGTAGTGAACACATATAAATGTAACCCACCACTCTTGGATAGGATAGGTATGATTGGCAATTCTTTATCTTGAATTATGTCTAAATAAAATTTTCTATCTATTGGATATTTATCTACATCAATTGCACCAAACCTTGCCATACCTTCGTCAGTGCATGGTTGTATTCCAATTGATTTAATTCCTTTAATATGATCTTGGTAATCTTCATTAGTGACCGGTATCTTAGCCCACTCATGTTTCCACTTTTTCTTTCCTGTTTCCTGATCTATGTATCCATCTTCTATTTTACAAACACCGTAACTTCTTTGAAGCCCTGTAAAGTATTCTATATATTCTTTCATATGTTCCTATCCATTTGATTTTTTTAAAACGTTCCCAGTCTCCCGGGAACGTTCTTGCTTGGCCAGCATCCCTTAAAGGGAAACTATATAATATCTTCAGATTTTTTTTCAGTTACTTTCTCATACTTAGGTTGACTAAACCCAGTAGATACTTGTTTTTGAAAATCTTGACTTACCTTATACAAAGATGCGTCAGCATTATTAGATATATCTAACATTCTAACCAATGAAGGTTTATAGATAGACCAGTTTTTATCTCCAGCACTTTTTTCAACAGTTCTTAATTTAAAGATTGCTGAATATGCTGCAGGTTGAAAAGAACCTTTGTCATCTGTCATTCTTAAATTAGAAATAAGATTATTAAGTTCTCTTGCTGGTGTAAGATTAGATGATCTCATAGTAATCACTGCTCTTCTAGGTTCATTCTCAAGAAGTGCAAGAACATAAAAGTACATAGTTTTTTCAAGATAGTTACCATTTGATAATCTATACTTAATGCCTCTCATCTCCTCTTTTGCATCTGCCGGTGGTGTCAAGTGTGTTCCAACAGGTGCTGATGGAGCGTCACCTTTTTCTTGCCACTCTGGATATCTAGTTTGCGTATGTGCAACTATAATATCTAAACCTTCTTGACCATCTATTAGTTTTCCAAAACTACTAGAATATATCATTCCAGGTTTTGCACCTTCAACAAACTTAGCGTTTCTTGAATTACATTCTGGTGATAATTGGTGTAAGATTTTCAGAATCGGTGTTGATACATCATCTGATTTTATTTCTTCTGCACCTTTACCTGAATCGGCTCTAAGGTTTAAAGCAGCTAGTGCACCTGCACTATTTTTTTTAACGACTTGATTTTCCATATTATTTACTCCTATTTTTATTAGTTTATTAGTTTATTTTTTATTAGTAATGCTCGTACTATTTTTTTCATACGAACTAAACAGATCAGAAGGAATCTCAAGATTTTTATCTTTTAAATCCGACATCACTGCAGAGAGTCGAGCGTGGTGAACCTTCTCGTCTTGAGTTGGTTCATAGCCACGCTCCCTCGCAAGGCTAGCGTATTCGACAGCCTTGTTATCTTCGCCTTGACCAAATGATACTGAGATATTATTATCTACAATATCACCTAAGCCATTGTCTCGAAGCCATTTGATTGCTTCAGCTTTTTTATCAGCTCTTATTGAAGCAAAAAACCTATTCTTAACTGACAGTTCAGAACCGTCTTTTAATTTTAAAGTTTTTAAATTCATTTTGTCCATTAACTGTGGAATAGTTATTCCACTAATATAATCGTACTGTGATTTTAATTCTTTCAATTTTATTTCTGCTGCTAAAACTTGCGCTCCAACAGTTTTTAATTGTTCGATCGTCTCTGATAATAAAGTTGGATCAATTATATCAGTTTGATCTGGTGCATCTGTTCTTAAATTTATATCCATAATATTTCCTTTCGTAAAAGGTATATAGGATAGTTATATCCGAATGTCAATACTAGTTTTGAAAAATATTTATCTCGATTGGATAATAAGTTTTTTCTTGTCGGTCCCATTTTAACAGTTTAAATTTCCCGTTAGTCATATCAGAAACAATAGAACATGTCACTCCAATAATTGCAGGATCACCGGATAATAATAAATAATCATCAGTTGTAAAATTTCTTAATTTATCTCTTATTTGAAAAATTAATGGGCCAGGTGAAAAAATCATTTGAGCTTTAGAAGGTAGCATCACCACAATTTCGCCATACTTTTGCGCACCCATAACATTATATTTGGGTTGACCGCTTTCTCTGTCGACAGGAATGTCTTGTACTAAATAAACTTTATTCATTGACTTCTATTCTTTTACGTATTATATACACTTTTAGAAAGAAAAAGCAAATTATGAACTATAAATTTAAAACTAAGCCGTATGGCCATCAATTAGATGCGTTAAAAGCTTCTTGGGATAAAGAAGTGTTTGCATACTTTATGGAAATGGGTACAGGTAAATCTAAAGTATTATTAGATAACGCAGCAATACTTTATGATAAAGGTGAGATCAATGCGTTGTTATTAATTGCACCTAAAGGTGTATATAAAAACTGGTTTGATTCTGAAATACCTACTCATCTTGTAGATCACATAGATAAAAAAATGGTTCTTTGGAAAACGTCAGATAAATCTATAAAACAAATTAAAAAATTAAATACTTTATTTGAACCTGGATCTGATCTTCGTATTCTAATTATGAATGTAGAATCTTTTTCATCAGGTAATGGTTCAGAATTTGCATATAAATTTTTATCAGCACATCCTAAATCAATGGTTGCAATTGATGAAGCGACTACAATTAAAACACCTACATCCAATAGAACTAAAAATATATTAAAATTAAGTAATCATTGTAAATATAGAAGAATACTTACAGGTTCTCCTGTAACAAAATCTCCTTTAGATTTATACAGTCAATGTGCTTTTTTAGATCCTTGGTTATTAGATCATCAATCTTTTTATACTTTTAAAGCTAGGTATTCTATTTGTAAAAAAATACAAGTTAACGGACGCCAAATAGAAATTGTCGTAGGGTATAGAAATTTAGGAGAGTTATCAGAAAAGATAAAAACTTTTTCTCAAAGAGTTTTAAAAGAAGACTGTTTAGATCTTCCTGAAAAAACATTTGTCAAGCATTATGTTGAACTTACAAAAGAACAGAAAAAAGTATATGAGCAAATGAAAAAAGAAGCAATAGCTTTTTTAGATGGTAAAATGCAATCTTCTGCAACTGTTATGACTCAACTGATGAGACTTCACCAAATTACTTGTGGACATTTTACTGCTGATGATGGTACGATAAAAGATTTGCCTTGTAGTAGATTAGGTGAATTAATGGACATCTTAGAAAAGATAGAAGGTAAAACTATTATATGGTCCCATTATACTCATGATGTAAAAAGAATTATTGCTGAGATTAAAAAAGTATATGGTGAAGATTCTGTTGTAGATTATTATGGTGCAACCGATACTGATTCTAGATCAGCTAATATTAAAAAATTTCAAACAGATGACAAGTGTAGATTTTTTGTAGGGACTACTCATACAGGTGGTTATGGTATTACCTTAACTGCTGGAAGTAATATGGTTTATTTCTCTAATGGTTATGATTTAGAGAAACGTCAACAATCAGAAGCACGTATTGATCGTATAGGTCAAACTAAAAAAATGACTTATATTGATATCATGGCTCAAGATACTATTGATGAAAGAATTGTAAAAGCTTTACGTAGCAAAGTTAATATTGCAAATGCAATTATGGACGAAAATTTAAAAAATTGGATATAGCGATTATAGTCCCCACTATAATCAATCCCGGCAGCTAAGTGCCCAACCTCCCAAAAAAACTATAATTTAAATATTAATGCTGTAATCATTCCACCCATACCCATGAGTAAAGCGCCAGCGCAACCGATTAAAATTCTTTCAATTCTATCAATTTGAGTTTCTATTTTATTAATTTTTTCGTGAGTTTGTTTTTGCATTATACGACAAAGTTTTTCGTGTGATTCAATTTTTTCTAAAGCTGAGTTTTTTGATTTAGGCATTAGTAACCAGTTCTTCCTCTACCAGATTTATTAGAAAAACCTTGTCCACTACCTGCTGATGTTCCTGCTCTATCTGCAGCGGACGTATCAAAACCACCACTACGTCCTTCGTATACACCTGGATTTGCTTGTCTTGCTCGGCTAATAGTATCTGCTCTCGCAAAATTTTGTAGCTCTTTAATTTTTGCTCGGCTAGCATCAGTTTGGGCAATTTTTCTATTTGCTATTCTGTTAATTCTTCTTCGTGCAGCGTCAGCTAAACCAAATTGTTTTGCGGGAAAAAAACCACCTGTAATTTTATTTAAAAAATCATTTCCTGAAACAGGATTATATCCTTTCATAATTCCTGAATCAACTCTGCCTATAGAATCTAAACCATAATTTTGTCTATAAAAATTTTTTATATTTTTAATTTCAGGAGATTCTTGGGGTAAAAAATTTCTTAATAAAGCACCACTTAAAGATTTTTCTCCAAAAGGAAGATAGTCAAGAAGTTGTGCAATACCTGAAGGTTCTTGTCCAGGTAAGTAGTCTACTTGTTGATCATCTTTATCTTCATAAGCTGAAGATAAGAACTCAAAGTTTTGTGTAGGTGCCTGTTGCATGATGCCTGTAGCTTGAACTTGAGGCATACCCATTCTCATATCTCCAAATTGTCTCGCCCCTATATTATACATAGGATCTAAATTAATAGATGTATCTGCAGGTTCTTCATATAAACCCTCGTAGTTTAATCTATTCTGTTGGTCTCTGTAAGATTCTAATATATCGTATAGTCCACCCATTATGCTAATCCTCTAGACCTTAGTCTAATTTGTTTCTCTTCCTCAGATAATAAAGCATTTTCAGTGTTGGTCAACCCCTGATTCAGGTTGCTTGGAGCCTGAGCCATAGGTTGTGGTTGAATTACTTGTTGATTAGGCATTGGAGTTGGTGGTAGCGCTGATTGTTTAAAAGGATCAAAAGATTCTGTAGCTTCTACTTCATCTTCTATACCGAAATCTGATAAATTAAATTCAAATGTTTTACTTAAATCTGCTCCCATAAATGCATCTACCATTTCTTGTATTACAGGTAAAGCTTCTTCAAAAGGGTTTACATACCCAGGATTTGAAGCTGCAAACTCTTCAGATTTTTTTGCAAATTTTTCTATGATACCTTCTGATGGTATATAAGGGTTAAACAAACCTTCAAACAATGGACCATATTCTGAATTAGATCTACCTCTTTCGTCGAAAACTTGAGCAAGTTCTGAATCTTCTACATTAAATTCATTTGCTGCTTTTAAATCTAAGTGCATGTTTTGCTGTGTATTAAATAATGCTTTATTAGAAACAAAAAATTGTCTAATAACTTCTTTTGCAGTTGAAGGTCTAGATAAAAGTCTACTATCTCCTCCAGTAAATTCTCTTACATCGTTTCTTCTTTTTTGGTCATATTGTGTAATTTTAAAACCTAAACCTTTTACAGGATCAATTTCAATTAATCTCCAACCTAATAATCCAGGTAATTCATTTTCTATATCATATACATTTCCTTTTGGATCAGGTATACCTTTGGCTGCATAATATAATCTAGACATTTGTGATTTAGAAAAAGGCACTTGAGTTTCTAATAAGTGTTCCATAATGATTCTCATTTTATCTTCAATAGGAGTGGAATCAGTATATAATTTTCTACCTGTATCTGTTACACCCTTTCTAACCACAATATCTATAATTGCTTCCGGTGCAATAGATTCTGATGTAAAGGGTTCAGTTGCTCTACTAAATGCATCTGAAATACCTTTTATAAATCCAGGTATTAGTTGTTCTTCTTTTTCTATACCTTCTTGAACAGATCTTAATATAGTTCTAAAAGGTTGTTCTAAATAATCGTAGGCATTATTATTACTCCAGTTTTGATAATAAAATCTTTCTTTACCATTCTCATCTTTTTTAGAGGATATAAATTTTTTATCTCCAACTTCATATGGAGCAACCCATCTTTCAAGGGCGGCTTCTTGTTGATCTGTAGTTCCAAAAATAGATTTATATCCTGCACCTATTCCAACACCTATACTACCGAACGCAGTTATAGATCCCATTAACCTTTTCATACCTATTCCATAAAGAGGATTATCGTTTTTAACTAAACCTTTACCTATTTCAAAAACCATAGGAGTCATATCTGATCCTTTTGTTGGCTTAGAATGTTTCATTTCTTTAAATATTCTGCTTCCTATACCTACACCACTATTCATAACTGCAGTTGGAAAAGACGCAAAGTTTGCATAAGGTGTAGAACGTAAGGCTTTTACAATATCTGATACATAAGCATAATTTGGAATAGTGTTTCTAACAATATCAGCAGCTTCATTTTCTAACTCTTCGGCTGTTTTTTTAATTCCTGCCTTTGCATAAGCACTACCTAATCTAGATTTTTCAACGTGAAAATTGTATATTTTATAAACATCATCTTCTAAAGTATATAAAGCTTGAGCAGGTTCAGTTAATTTACTTAATCTTCTTAACATTTTTTTAAATACATTGGTTGTAAATCCTCCATCTGGATTTAATTCAATATCTCTAAGTAAAGCTTGATAATCCCCCATTTTAGTATTTGAATTTACAATACCTAGTCTTAACATCTTACGGTATTCTTTCATTGCTTCAGGTGAACGTAAACCAAACTGAACAGTTTTAGCAGCTTTTGCCATAGCTTCTGCTACTAATTTTGGATTTGTAAAAAGAGTTCCATTTGCTAATGAGAACGCTGAAGCACTTAAAAAGTTACGCACATGGGTTGTAGGGGACAAAATTGTTTTTGCAATTTGTGCACCTGCTTTAGGATATAAAAATAAATATTTATAAGCATCGGAAAAACCTTGAGCAACTTTGTTTTCATAAGGTCCAACAAAAAATTTACTAATATTATTTACGGCTTCAAAGGAATCTGCAATTTGTTGTGTAGTATGCATACCTTTTAATCTATTAACCAATACACCATCTTTAAACATACTTTCTAAAGCATCATCAAGCGCAACAATTGTATTATTACCACCGGCACCTAATTGTTTTATGGCTTCATTTTTATCTGCATAAAATAATTGTCTTGTTCCTTTTTCTAAAGCATCATCATTAGCTTTTAATATGTCATCTATAAATTCAGTTCTTCTAGCAAGATTAGATAGTAAACCTATACCACCATAAATAGAATCCCTAGCGTCATCTACTTCACCAAATAATTCTCTAAACGCTTTACTACCTTTACCTATTATTTCAGTTGCAGGTACACCGTTTTTATTTTTTTTACTTAATATTTGTACAAAACTTTTTCTTACATCAGGTGTCTTTGCTGCCATAGTCATATCAGTCATTTTAAATGATGGTAACTGTGTATTTTTTGTAAATTTTGTAGTGTTATTTAGTATTTCATTAATTCTATAATCTAATTGATCTTCAGATAATTCTCTTCCATGTTTAGCTCCATGTCTAGATAATATACTTTTTACTTTATCAATAGATTGTTTACTTGGCGTATAACCCGATAAAGAATCAGTATATGGATTTTGAAATATCTTATATGTATTACCTATCATCATTTTAACTCTATCGCCCATTAAACCTGGCATGTTTCTTAAATCTTTTGGAAGCATAACTTGTGAAGTACTACCTTCTCTAATAGTATTTAACATACTAGCAAATTTTTGCCTTGTATTATAAACAGCATCGAAAATTATTTGTTGCGATTTATTATCTAAACCTCCGTTTTTCATTTGTGTTTGTAACTTTTTAGTTAAATCTGAATTACCAATTTTTTTTGAAAGATCACCTTCAAACATTAATTCTTTTAAATCTTTATAAAATTCAGCTTGACCCTTTTTATTATCTTCTCTTAATGTTTTATTAAAAAAAGATTTTACAGGTGAATACATTTTACTAACTTCTTTATCTATTCTTTTTACTTGTTCCATTGCAAAATTAGCATCTGCCGCCTTACCCGCTTCTTCTGCATTTTTAGCTAAGAACATCGATGTAGGTTTATTAGAGGTAGGTCTCACTGCCGATGCTGCTGTATTAATTGCTTTATTTATTTTAGAAGAGCTAAAAGCTAAGTCTTTTCCAAATTTCCCAACTTTACCTATTAATTTAGTTCCTCCATATACAAATGGAAAATATAATACAGAGTCTGCACCAAACTTTAATCTATTAATTAATTTTCTTCCCGCATCTTCTTTGGGATCTTGAGATTCCTCTAAGTCTAATTGAGTTGGACCTATATTAAAAGCATCTCCAAAAGTTCCTATCTTTTCTGCGTCTCCTACAAATACTTCACCTGCAGCTCCCCCTACAACAGCGGCACCAAACCTAGCTACCCTTGCTTTATCATTTAATTTGTAAACCTGTTCCATTCCTTTTCTGACATTTTTCCCTTTTAGATTTACGTAGGTTCCAGCTTTTCTAGCTTGCAATGCTTTAGTTGCTAATTTAGATGCAATCTTAGCACCTAATCCGGCCGGTACACCTACTTGTATAATTGCTTCTAATATTTTTCCAGCTGCTTTTTGTTGGGCTATTTCTTCAAAAGGATTTATTGTATCAAATACTTGTTCTACTCTTGCAGCAGCATTTTGTGTCATGCCTGTTGCATCCATAATTTCTGCACCTAGTGATACAAATCCTTCAGGTATTTTTAAAATACCTGATGCAACGCCAGCTAATCCAGCTTCTATTTGACTAATTTCATTATTATCTTCTGCATCTGGAATAACCGTATCATCGGACATTTGCCCAAAATCTATAGATTTTTCAGGTTGTTTTTTAAAAGGATCATATGCCATATAATTACTTTATGTATTATTAATTAGGCAATTTTTCCATCGTAAAATTATAAGGATTTACTTTAAATAAACCGCCTTCTTCAGTTTCAGTGTCAGGAACACGTGTAACAAAAACTTTTTGTTCTGGATTATAATAATAAATACCAGGCATTAAATCATCATATACAAATGTTTCTCTTTTTGTATCATAAGGAAGATACCTTGAATTTTGATAAATTTCAGCTGCTTTAGTATTTGTTAATGCTTGGTTTCTTAAATTTCTTTTAATAAGGTAATCATATTCTGCTGTTTGTTCTGGATATTTTTGAAAAAGATTAGGTTTGTCAAAAGATTTTAAAGAATTTTTAGAATCTATTCTTGCTTCCATAGCTGTTTCATATGCTCTTTGGTCTGAATAATCTTTTTGTAAACCAGATTCAGTTGTAGCTTTTATTTTAGCTATATCTTTTGCGTAATCTTGTTCAATATCTAATTGTTCTCCAGCTAATGCAAGATCTCTTTTAGCTTTATCTTGTGCTCCTAAATTTGTAAATAATTTTTCAGTCGGTTCTTCAAATGCTTTTGCTAAATTACCTAATGTTCCACCACCCCCTGTTTGAGATAAGCCACGTAATCCACCTTGAATTAAAAATTGTGCCACGGGATCTACAGTTTGAACCGGGTAGTCCTGCATAACCTTCATTAATCTTTCACTTGCAGATCCACCTACTTCATAATTACCTCTATCAACAATACCGGTCATAATGCCTTCTCCAACATTACCACCTTTTCTAAACATAGGTCTTCTAAATATTTTACTCATTATCTATTAAAATTAAAGTTTTGTGGTGTTGGATTAAACGCTTTGTATATTCCAGCTAATGTTGAAGCTGCACTTAATCCAGTTTGTAATGGACCTGGTGTAGGTTGAACTGTTTGTTGTGTTCCACCAGGGTATCCTGAGATTAATCCCATGATGCCTGAACCCAGAGTCTGTGCTGCTTGAATAGGTTGCTGAGATTGTGCTTGTAATAATTGTTGTTGAGCTGATAATTGAGCTTGGTTTTGAGCTTGGTTAATACCACCCAATGTAGATAAAGCTCCGACATCTTGACCTAAGAATGATTGTTGCGCTCCACCTAATTGTAATTGGTTTCCAATATTTGCTTGTGCTAAATTTTGAGCTTGACCAAATCCTTGTTGTAATAATTGTGCTTGTAATGCTGCTCTGTTTCTATCTGATGCTTGTTGATATTCTGCTCGTTGTACACCTTCACGGCCTCCACCAAAAGCACCGGCACCAATTGCTTGTGCTGCCAATCCAGGTAAACCTTTTTGTGCTTGTATATCATATTCTCTTAATGTCGTATCAATTACATCTTGTTGATATGGAGACATGAATTGTTGGTATCCAGTAGGTCCTGCAGATGCAGCAGCTGATTGTAAGTAAGGTTGATAACCCCCTATACCTTGTGTCGCTAAAGCTTGTGCTCGTTGTTGTAAAGGATCTTGACCCGCAACAAATTGTGGACCTAAAATTTTAGATAAATCTTGTTTTTTAAACTGTCCAACTGCTTGTTGTAATTCTGTTAAATAAGGTTTTGCAGCTGCTTCTATAAACTCAGGCGGTTGTGTTATTTGTGTTACTGTTTCAGCCATTATACTCTACCACCTTTTTCTAATTTTTTCATCATGTCGTACATACGTTGTGCTCCTTTATTGACATTACCGTCACCCATTCCTCTTACAGCATCTGCTGTAAATACAAATTCGTTGTTTGCTAACATTGCTGGAATGTCATCTGCTTTTTCTTTTACACCAACTGGAGGAATAAATCCACCACTATCTCTAAGGTCTAATTCTGTAACCCCTGCAGGGTTTTCATTTAAAGGTAAACCTTCCATTTGTGCTGCTTGAATAGCATTTTGTTCTGGAGTACCAAAAGCATAACTCATTCTACCACCATAAGCTTTACCTTGTGATTTTTGTATTTGATTTACTTGTGCTTCACTTAAACCTGTTATAGATGATATAGTACTAGCATCAGCACCCATTTTAATCATTGATTGAGCTTGTTTAACTTTTTTAGGATCTATCATTCCCATTTCTGTAGCACCTTCTTGATAACCCATTCTACCACCTTCAGCTCTATTACCTCTAATTTTAATTGCTTCTTCTCTTATTAAATTATCCGCTTCTTCTAGAGATAAACCAAAATTTTCCATTAATTCTTCTCTTTTAGGTTTAAAATATTCATTTAACATAAAGTCTTCAGTGCTCATTGTTTCTGTGTCTTCTATTTCACCTTCTTCTCTTGGTAAACCTCTTGTTGCCATCATTACTTTTGCAATTTCAGCTGCTTCTTGTCTATCCGCATTTTCAGGTATTGGATTAAAAGTTGTTGTATCTACCATCATAGCTGGATCAGGTTCAACATATGGTGTACCATCCCCATAACCCATTCTACCACCATACATAACTCCTGTTCTATTCATATCTTGTGTATATTCTGATAAATCATTAGCTACTAAAGTAGGAATTTCTGCTGGATCATATTGTAAATCTGTATATGCTTTTGTTAATTTTGATCTAAGTGCTTCAACATTTCTACCTGTTGAAATTTCTTCTTGTTCTTGTGGAGT